TTTCTAATAACGGATTGTGCTTCTGATTGGTTAATATCTTTCCACCTATCAGCGTATGGTTGTATTCCTTGTTCTGCTAAATCTCTCCACCTGCGATATTGCCTACTGCTTATTCCTGCAAATACACAAGCATCTTCAATATAAGCACCAACACTTATTGCTTGGTTAAGTCTTTGCCATACTGATTCATCTTGAAATTTATGCCGAATTTTATTGTCTGTTTCATTATTGTCCATGATTTAAGCATACAGCAAAACAAAAGTTCTAACGTCTTTTTGAGGTCAAAATTGAGTCAAAATGAAAGATTTTTTTTCTTTTTTTTTGGCACTCCCTAATACCTCGTAATATAGGTCGCTTACAGAACGTCTTTCTTAAGAAATTTTCTAAATAACTTTGTAATATTTTATTACAATAATATAATGGTTGTATGTTAAATATAAATAAAGCCACTGACCACAACACCATGTTGTTGTTGGTGCTCTTCCCACCATGATACTCCCAACAGGTGCACCTGTACATATCAGGTCTCTGCAAACCCCACATGCAAAGTGGAAAAAATGGCTAAAATTCTCAGCATAGTGCAATGGTGTTCACACGTGCTTGTCGGCATTGAGTAGGCAGTTAGGTAATCATTTCTACAAACCTGCAGTGTCTAGTCGAACAAGCAACTACGTGCAGTTGGTCCACCTGCTAAGCGATTGTGCTGAGATAGTATCTTACTCACTAACATACAAGCAGTAAGCAATGGCACGAACAAAATAGTGTTAGTCAAAACTTTCTGATTATTTCTAGGTAGGCATACTAAATGGTGTGCCTACACAGAAGTCAATCAGACTTCACTACTTACTAATTGAAAGGAGATGTCAAAATGGCATTCAGAGAAAAAACAGTACAAGTTCCTACTAGAACAGGAGATAAAGTAAAACATTGGATATCATGTCCACTTGCTTACCACTTTACACAAGGAAACGATATATTTACAGATTCAGGATATATCAGATATGCATGTACTTGCGATGAAAGAGCAAATGCAGAATATTGGAAAATGGACCAAATCTCTAATTGTGCTTATGAAGCAACAGGATTACTTAAACCAAAACAATTAATGTATGGTGTTGTTGATAAAATCACTTACCCAAGTGGTACAGTTGAGAAAACAACATGGTACTGCTGTTCACAATGGTGTGCTGATAGATATAGAAAGGAGTACTGCTAATGTTTACATTAGAAGAACTAAGAGAGATTGAAAAGAACTTGAAGCAAGAGTTTCTTGCCTTAACTTCAAAGCAATCAAAAATGAGAAATAAATCAGGACATTTTATAGGAGAGAGAATGGCTTTAGTTCGAGAAGCTAATCGTGTTCATAACTCACTAGAAAATGTTCGTGAAAAAATCCAAGATAGATTGGAACAATTACAAGCTAAGTAATTAGCTAACTACACATCAGCGTTGGTGTGTAGATAGCTACATAAGTAGCATACAAAAAGAAAGAGAGAAAACAATGAACGAATTAACACAAGTACTTGCTACAAAAGAAGCAAAGCTAGTTAAAAAACAAGCATGGCTTAATGAAGTAGGTATGGGCAGACTTGACCCAAACAATGTTGAAGAAATGAAACTTGCTAAGAAAAGAATCAAAGTAAGAAAAGAAATCAACGAGCTAATTTCAGACATCGCAATTATAAAAGAAATGATTGCTGAGTAATTATCTAACTGCCTATATCTTATGGTGTAGGCAGATAGCTACTTATGTAGCAACGACAAATCAAAACTGCCAAACTTAAAAACAGAAAGGAGTTGTGTATGAGTAGTTGGTACAATGCTGACTTGCAAAAATATCTAGCACAACTTTGTGAATCTGGAGAGTGCGAACATTCAGAACACAATACCGATAGTAAGTAACTATCTAACTGCACATCTTATGGTGTGCAGATAGATACTTATAAAAGTATCACTAACTAAAAGAAAGAGGTAAAAAATGAAAGAAAAGATATTTAATCAAATCAAAGATGATATTGCTTATTATTTTAATGAGCATTTAGGTGTAGAAAATCCTGAATGGACAACTGCACCTGCTGAATCTCTTAGATTGCCTGATAGTCCTACATTTGATATGGGTGGTGCTAAACATAAAGTGCAAATTACTTATTGGAAACAATATCAAAATATGAACGATACCATTAAGCAATACAAAGTTGCAGATAGAAGTGTGTTGGTTACAGCAACATATCCTAATAGAAATGATGATGAAATCATAAGACACTTAACTGTATCTTTTGACGAGAATGGAGATGTTATTTTTGATGTCGTACTAAAAGTAAATGGACCAGTGGTTGCAACATACCAAAAGAAATATGATTCCAAAATCGCTATGCCTGAAAATTGGCAATCTTATAACGCTAAAGGATTGCGTTATAGATTGATTTGGGAATTGTTTATACACTAGAAAGGAGTGATTATGTCGCTAATAAGTAAAGTAAATGTTCAGCTTAATTCAGGAACAGAAAATGTATATTCTGCTGTTCTTAAATCAGGCAAGACATTAGACAAAAGTAAATGCATAGAACTAGCATTTGATAATTCTAGGCATGGAATTTATCCTGCAGTCAGCATATTATTTACTGTAGAACAGTTTGAAGAACTAGCTAAATTTATTGAAGATAATAAATCAATAAAACGTGCTAGAACAAACAAGAAACGAGTTCTTGTATTCAACAATAAAAAATAAGTAAGTAGTTAGAAGTCATACAAGCGAAATAAGACCATGTGTGAAGTGTTTTAAACCATAAAGCAAAACCCTCCGTGATTGCTTTCTTCACATCTTGTGTGGCTTCTATGGTGCTTATAAACACCAATAAAGAAAGGACGAAATGTCATACAGAGAAAAACTAATGAGTAAAGGTATGACTATTAAACAGTTGCAGAAAAAGTATGGTAACTACTATCTTGATTTGCAGAAGTTAAATATGTTTGAGCATGGTTGTTCTAAGCATGTACACATTACTGAGTGCAATCGTTTAGGCAAATGCGAACACCTTTACATTGTTCGTGGAGTGAGTTCTGTAATCAGAGAATGCTATAACCAATTAAACCATTGGATAAATGTTTGGGGATATAGGTAATGGCACAACACTCAATCATGGACAATATCAAACAGATGATTAATCATCTTGATTACGAAAATCAGTTAGATAAAGTGCGTGTTCATATTGAACTAAGACGTATGGAAATTAAAGCTGAAAACAAAAAAAGAATAGAAAAACTAGAAAAGGATAAAAAATGAATAACGATATTGGTATATTGTTTGTTGCATACTACATGTTATTAGCTATGGCTATATGTGTATGTGTAGCTTATGTTGTTGTTAAATTGTTTAACAATAACTATATGTTTGTTTATTTGTTTTTAGGTACGAGTAGGTTCGGTTACAAGAACTTATATACTGTTAAAACAAATGACGGATTAGAAGAAGCAGAAAATGTTGCATGGGGAAATGCTACATTTGACGGCTGTTCCGATATAGAACTTATTGGAAGAAATATAGTAAAGAAAGGAGATACTAATGGAACTGTTGCTACCTACGATTCTCTTGGTTAATGTTCTTGTTTTCATTATGCAAACACGTTTAATGCGTGATTTTGAAAAACTAGAACAACGACTAAAGCGAACTAGCGAAATACAGACTATGGCTTTGTCAAAGACTATTAAAATACTTGATAGTCATACTGCAACCATAGAAGATATATCAGCGACTTGTAGTGAGAATAACCAAGCACTTACTTCTCTACTCAAGAACGCTACTATACAAACCAAATCTCATCAACAGTTACTTAAAAATACAAAGTAACACCCAACAGGTAGCTAGACTTAGTGTCTAGCTAAGAAGTCATGTTCTAGGCATTCATGCCGATTATATTTAACATTCAAAACGTGGCTTCTTAGTTAGGCACAATGCTTAACACTAAAAGAAAATAACAAAGAAAGGAGTTATCTAATGGATAATTCAACAGTTAAAAGCGACGCTTTTAGCAAACTAAGTAACGACACAGGTAATGTACCTACTATTGAAGAAGCACTCACTAATGCTGAGATGAACTTTACAGTAGAGAAACGACCATTGCTAACAACTAGCGATTTGTTTACAACAATACCTGTTTATGATAAATTCGCAACAGTAAGAACAGATACAGAAACTGTACTTGGTGTTGTAGGCAATAGGTATCATGTAGTACAGAATGTACAAGCATTCGAGTTTCTTGATACTTTAGTTGATTCTGATGAAGCAAGATATGCTAAAGCAGGAACATTCAACAATGGTGCATTGACTTGGATTCAGTTAGAACTATCAAAAGTTCTTCCTATATCAGACAATGTTAGACCATACGTAACACTATACAATACTCATGACGGCAGCTCTGCATTCAAAGTATTGATAACACCTGTAAGAATATGGTGTCAAAACACGTTACGTCTTGCTATAAAAAATGCGACTGATACATTCAGCATAAGACATACATCTTCTATCAATGGAAAAATTGATGAAGCACGTAAAGTTCTTGGATTTGCTGATAAGTATTATGACACATTTAGTGAAGAAGTTGAGAAACTAATTCAACAAGATGTTGTTAATGGTGCTGATTGGATAGATGAAAACAAATACAAAATCGGTATTGTACATGGTGTACCAAAACCAAAAGCAAATGCTGATGATAGTGAGTGGGATTCTTACAATAAGCAATTAGAAAAAAATAAAGAAGTTGTGCAAAGTGTTGTTAATACATACAACCAAGAGAAGCACACAGGTACTGCTTGGGGATTAATCCAAGCAATCAACTCTTATGAAATATGGGAGATGAAAAAACGTGGTATCAAAACTGCTGAACAACGTGCATATTCACAAGTTCGACAAGTTCTTGATAACGCACAATACAAAACTAACAATGCTATGTCATTGTTGGTTGGTTAGGAGAAACATGAATATCGGTAGTATCTTATCTACTAAAGACATTGCTAACCGATTAGGAATAGAGGCAAACTTGCTACGTGTGTGGATTCATCGTGGCAAGTTGCCCCAACCTACAATGTATCTAAGCAACAGTCCTGTTTGGTACTCTGATGTTATCGAACATTGGATAGCTAACGATACATGGTACAAGTCTTTGCAAGATAAAAAAATGCGAAGCAAATTAAAGAAAGGACAGTAATGTCTGAAGAAAGATATGTTCCTACAAAGGAACAGGAAAACATAATAAAATCCATTAAAAGAGATAAAAAGATTAAAGCTAATCTAGTTACTTCTTTTAGAGGAGATATCATACCTGCTTATGTCAGTAACAAAACTGAATTAATTAAGTATGTATTAATCAAGTATAGAAACGATAAACCTATATCAAATGGCGAGTTTGTTTTCGATTTACGTTGTACTAGATTTGGTGCAGTAATTCATAACTTACGCCATGATGATAATTGGGATATTGCTACAGTTCAAGGCAAAGAACAGGGACACTTCTTGTTCTATCTTGTTTCTAAACCTGATGACGAAAAAAAAGATAGTCAGCTTCGGTTAGTTTAATGGCTAGAGTTGATAAATGTTACTTCTGCTTGAAGATAGTTAGTCCTATGTTCGAACCTGAAGAAATGGTGTATGTAGAAGTAGATAAAAAAAATAACATAAGTGAAGTCGCAGTTTGTATAAGCTGTGCAGAAGAGAAAGGCATAGACATTGAGTAATAAAGACAAACTCATTGTTTCGCAAGTAGCATTCAAAGGTGCTATTGATTTAGCAGTAGCAGGTAAAATTGCTGTTGAAGAAATCTTAGATACTACTAATGAATTTACTACTGCGATATGGTCAAGCTACGGAACAGCAGAGTTCAAAGGAACACCTGTTAAACGTACTTGGTCCAGTGATAAACCAACATACAACAAGAGTAGTGGTGGTGGTAAGAAACTAGCTAGTGAAAAATCCTTAGATTATTTGGAATCACTAATTAGTAAATTACCTACTGACCAACGTAAAGCATATCTTGATATGTTGGACGGAGAGATGACGCAGACTGTTGCTTCTGCAATGATTGAAAAATTAAAAGAAGCACCTGATTCAAATAGTGCGTCAAAAGAGGAGCTAGAAAAAATGGCTAGACCTATAGAGGATATACAACCTGACGAAGCACCATTTTAAAATGGGAACAGAGTCAGACAAAATCAGTAGTGATTTGTACTTCAGCATAGTGCCGGAATGGATAATTGATTTACCTGTTTCGGCACAAGCTGTTAGGTTGTATGCAGTACTAAGTAGATACGCAGATAAGGAAGATAACACTTGCTATCCAAGTATCAAAACTATAGCTAAACGTATGCATACTTCTGATTCTACAGTAAAACGTGCTTTAAGAGAACTAAAAGAACATAGAGCTATTCATGTTGAGCAGAGATATAATCCTGCTACCAAAGAACAGACTTCAAATCTTTATACTCTTATACGCATTCCACCATTCATGTATGAGCTACCCCAAGTCAATGATGACCTACAGGGGAGTTCACATGAGGACTACAAACTAAAGTCATATAACCATAGTAATAAAGGGAAGCACTATGAATTATATGAAGCATTGTGTGAAGTAATGGAATACGTACCAAGCACTAAAACAGAACAGAATGGTTGGAACAAAGTAGCTAAGGAATTAAAAGAATCACTAGCTACAGTTGAAGAAGTATATGAACGTGCAGAAATTTACCAAAGACTATGGAAAGATGTTACGTTCACACCTTACGCACTTGCTAAACATTGGGCAAGACTAGGTAAAATGTACGAGGACAACAAACCACCTGTTCCTAGAGATTGTACAGTTCAAGGTCATGTTATGATAGACTTAGACGTGATTGAGAAATGTCAATTTTGTGGACACGAAGTTACTGTAAAGAAATAGTATAAATCGTAAAGGCATGGTTGGGAATAGAGTCAAGAGAGAATCTTGAACGGCTACCTTTCGGCTAGTTTAACACTCAACTATCGCCAAAATCATAACCAAAATTTTTCAGTATCTCAACGCAGACATTTTCAATATCGTCTGTTTCAAAACTTATAATCCCTTTACTTGAATTATCAGGCATACTCATTTGTACAAATGGTTTGCTACTTCCACCAAAAGATTGATGAGATAAATCACTTTGTTTCTTTGACTTATAAAACACTTTACTTAATCCCTCAACTTGCTTACCTGCTTTAACTTCAACACGTAATCCTGTATTCCAATTTTCTTCATGTGCGTCTGCACCATGAAACCTATTGTTAGGAATTTTTAATAACTTACGTGCTTGATTTTGTTTTCTCCTACCTTTAGAACGATTGCGTCTATTGATACAAGTTCTGCAATCACATTTAGTTTTGATTTTATTGGTAACTGTACATTTACCTGCCATATTTTTTTGAGAGTTAGATTGCCCTATACCTGAACGACCTGCTGAACGTCTTACTTTGTATTCTTCAAATGTTTCATTTTCAGCGTCCCACTCTACGTGTCCTGTAGGTTTGATTTGTGCACTCATTTAGCTAACTTTGATTCTCCTTTACTTATCATTGTTTCGTATTCTTCTACCATACTTCCACACTCAGCCATTTTTGTTCGGTAGTAGCATACAACACTTATTCTTTCTGCGTCATCTGAATTAGCTTCAAGTACAGTATTACCATGCCATTGATGAGCGTCAAAAACTAATAAATCCCCATGGTCCATTTTGAATGCGACTCTGTATTCAGGAAGCACTAAATAACCACCTTGCATATCGCCACGTTTAATACAAGCTAATGTTGATATCCCCTCATCTAAATCTCCTTTATCAGTATGCACTCCTGTTGGATAACTGTTATTTACAGTAATTGTTGTAAATGGTGTGTTAGGTATTACCCAATCTTTATGTGTTTTATCAACCATGTCCATTTGATTCTGCCACCTTTGAGGTGCTACTTTCTTCATCTGTTCTCCAATAAAAACAAATAAAGGAAACAATTTTTCATACTCTTTTGTTTGCTTACCACTAAAAGCAGTTAATCTGCAATACTGTCTTGGACCTGCTTTATCCATGCTTCCTACAACTGCTGATGATATTGGTTTAGCAGTATCAGTTCTTCCACTACTTCCTCTTTTTATTCTAGGTAATCCACTAGCATATCCTCTGTTGTTAGATTGCAACGCTTTGAGTTCATGTAATGTAGGATATGTTTGTTCCATAATATCTTCAGGAATAATCCCTTTTTGAAAAACACCAATGAGTTCTCCATTTGGACCACGTAATGTTGTGTCTTTATGAATAACTAAATTGTAATCTTCTTCAGTAAGTATCTTACCTATTTTTTGTTTCAGTTCTTCTTGACTAACTTTGCTTCTTAATCTTATGTCAATCAACCACTACCTCCAAAATCTCTCCAACCAACTTTGTCTAATACTTTGTTGATTCTTTCATTATACCAAACTTCAAATATTTCTTGAACAATGTTTCTGTACTCATCTTGTGAATATTTGCTTATATCTATATCTTTAAGTATATCTATCAATTTTTGCACGTCTATTACTCCTCTTTTCTACAATATATCCCTGAGAGAACGTTTAAGACCATTTAAGATATGGTAGTGTCAGCGTGGTACAACGTTGCACGTCAATAAAATAAACGTCTTATATGGCTAATATGTACCCTCAATGTACGCTTTCTTCCAATAAACACGCACATCATATCTTTCTTCCATGTTTTCCCAAGACTTTGCTTTCTTTTTAACTACTTTAACATAAGGATAGTGTTTCTCCATTAACATAAATGCAGATTTCTTTTGAAGTTCAAAATCTCTATAGGTAGAACAACCACCTGAAGCATTACTATTAGATTGTGTGTGTGCCCATTCTGTATTTGTTATTGTTTTGTAACCATTCCTAATTACTTTTAGTGCAACATTAAAATCTTCCATTAAAGGCATTTCATCAAATCTAATATTTCTTTCTTTTAGAAACTCTGTGTTTAATCCATAAACTGTAAACATTCTCTGCAAGTAAGCAAAATTCATATCGTATCTATTGTTACCTGCTTGTGCTGAAACACCAACCATTGGATATCCCATTTCAAGTGTCCAATTTATCCACGTATGTAATTGATTAAACTGTTCAGGTGTAGCTTTCTTTAATTTTTTATCTTTATATCTTTTGTAAAATTTTAAATCATCATCTAAGAACAATATGTGTTTATCTTTTGTATTATCTATAACGTATTGTCTTGTTGGTCCAATACCTTTAACTTCAGGTGGCGTAACTAATAATTTAACACCATACTTTTTAAGAGAGTCTGCTTCATTTTCTACACATACTAAGTATGTTTGGTCATACAAGTTAGTTGGTAGATTACTTAATGTTATTTGTTTTTCTGTCCTGCCTAGAGTCGGTATGTATATGTTCATTTGTATTGCTCAATCCTCTTATCTTTAATCAATCCTTTTTTAACAAAGTCTTTCTGTAATTTAGGATAGTTTCTTTTGTATGTTTTATGATGATACAAATAAATAAAATCTCCATACTTTTGTTTCATGTAATCTAATTGACTATCAAAATATTCTTGATTGTTTCTTTGCCTAGCCATTTCTGTACCAACACTAGCCATAGTATGTCCTAAACAATATCTGTTATATCGTAAAACTTTATGTCCCTCAAACAAATGTCTAATTACATAATCATCATCATCAAATACTTGTTGCTTAACATCTACCTTTATTCCTGAATTAATTATTCCAAACCATACATATATCATGTTCTGTAATTCTTTTTCCCAACGACCACACATAAACATTGGTGTAGAGTACGTATTAAATCCCCATAGTTTTGCATTGTATTTTTCTGCTTCAGTAAAACCGGTATCAATAATTTTATCTAGTTGTTCTCTGCTTTGTATTGTATATAATTTTGAATCTCTTAAATATTTAATATGCCTAACGTCATCATCTAGCATTATTGCTTGTTCGCCAATATCTAAATCATCTAAAATATTGTTTCTTGCACTACCTATGTTATAAGCAGGTTTGTAGATTATATTTGCTAAATCATTCCAATTATATTTGTATAAATATTCATCAATTTCTTCTTGAACATAAATAAATATTTCATTTTTTTTATAACCTAATTTAACTAAGTATTCTAAAGTTGCTTGTTTATTAGGTCTTTGATAGCTAGGAATACAGAACTTGATTTTTTCCATTTACTCATTTTTTTTTTCAACAAGATTTTCGTATGCGTATCTTACTGATTGTAAACAAGCGTCAGTTAAGTTAGTTGTAAAATGTTCAGCTAAAGCATTAATCATTTCTTTATATTCGTTGTACTCCTCTGTCTTAAAATACAACAAGATATCATGAAACCTGTCGCCATCTTCAATACGTTTATTTTCTTTACGTCTTTCTTTGACTTCTTCAATTTCTTCATCAGACATTGCGTAGCCACCTTGAAACTCCTCAAATTCAGTTTCACTTATTGCGTCAAATGAAGATAACATATCATCAACTTCATCAGCATTAAAACCTGTACCAATAAGCTCTCCTAAATCCATAAGTTCATTAAGCATTTTTGACATAGTTTCTGCATTGTATTCTGCTAAATCATTAACTCTGTTATCAACAAGAACTATCTTTTTAGCAGTATCATCATCAACATCTACAAATGAAACATAGATTGTATCCCAACCTATTTGTTTAGCTGCTTTCCAAGTATGATTACCTGCAAGTATTTGATTGTTTCTTTTATTAACAACTATTGGTCTGTACTGTCCATTAGTTTCAAGAGATTCAGCAATCTTATCTACATCTCCAATTCTTGGATTATCAGGATATTCACTTAGTGAATTTATATCTACTTGTTCAAATTCAAGTTTATCTATACGTTCAGACATACATCTCCTTTGGTTACATTGTTTTGTACTTGTTATGTATTATAGGATTATATTTGTTTCTTGTTGCGTATTTTATATTTTTTGCAAATCCTTTATTACCTAATCTTCTCCATGGTATTTTGATTTTGTTTTCTTGCATGGTCTTGCCTTTTTTTATATCCCAACCATTACCTAAAATATCATTTTCACAATCACTCCACTTTGTGAATAACATATACATATCAGAACAAAATGTTTCTATACGTTTTTCGTGATTTGCTTGTACTTCATCTTCGTCATCTCCATTGTAACCACCATGCATTCCTACATTGAGATAGTAACTAGGTGGTGTAATTGCCCATAAACTTTCAACTCTTACAACTCCTTTATGAAAATACATGTGTGCAATAGACATATCAATATCTTCTAAACTGCTTATTCGCTTCCACTCATTTTGACTTTCATCAGATAATATTAAATCTTTAACATTTTTTACAGGTTTAAATATTCTGTATTGTCCATGTATCATACAAGCATTGTTAGTTTTGAAGTTATTAAAAAATGGATTTTGATTTCTGCTAATACCTGCTAAATAATATGGACTTTCAGCAAGTTCCATAATTACTTTATAAGTAACATAGTCCATAGGAACACTACGCTTCTTTGCACTTTTGCTATCTTTGTATGTTAATTCTTCAAATGATTCTGTGTCATCATCTAACATAACTAAATATGCACCTACTCTATGTGCGTCTAACAATGCTTTGTTTTGTTGTTGCACTTTCATAGGCATTACTTTTTCTTCCGTTACACCTACAACATATCTAGCACCTGCGTCTTTGTATCTTTGCACTTGTGATTTTGGAACATACCAATATAAATTTTTATCTGTTAAATCTTGCATTAATGGAACATTAGCTTCTCTGCTATGCGACATAACTGCATAACGTACTTTGTATTTACTCATTCCAACATTCCTTACTTGCGTTCCAATGTTTCCAACTATCATTATAAACAAGCCATGAAGCAACAGCTATATTAGTTTCAGCGTCATATCTTGATTTTTTAATATTGAGTTTTGGTTTTAGCCAATCCCATGTTCTGTTATTGAACTGAAACAAACCTGCGTCATTACTTCCATTTTTGTTTTGATTATATGCTGTTGGTATTCCTGATGATTCACAATAAATAACTCTTAATGCTTTATGTACATCTTCTTCTTCAAAGTATTCCTGTACTAAAGGTGCCCAATTCGACACGTAACTAACTTGCCTATTGGCAACTCTGCAACTTTGATAGTCGCTTAGTGTTTCAGGAGTTAGTGGTTGTGGAATCAGACACGCTACTTGCAGTAGTAGTCCTATCACTATCAAACCTCACAATCCCTTGCTGTAACAATTCAAATCCTAGATTGCCTAAGTCATCTTTTGTAATCAGCATAGGTTTGCCCCATACACTATTATCTATACCTACTATTTTTTTAGCCATAAAGACCTCACTCATAATGGTAAATGGTTTATGTGTTTATTGCTTGTATTTATAAAATTTTTAGGTTATCCCAACCATACTTATCAATAGTAAAACTAAGTGTTCCATTTCTTGTTGCGTTGCCTGTTCTTGCTCTAAACTCATTTGATTGGTCCAAGCTCGGTGCTTGAAACCATGTTCTTCCTAATTGTTCTACTGCTCTAAAGTGATGATAGTGTCCTGTTACTAAATACTCAGCACTTCCACTAGGTAACCAACCATACATTTGACCTTTCCACCACTTCTCTATCTTTGTCCAAATATCTCCACCACCTGCTGTCATGTGTCCATGCGTGAATGCTATTCTTTTGTCATAGATAGGCAATACTAAATGGTAATCATTTGGTACAACAACTTTGACGTGTTCATATCTTTCTCTGCCATGTATTATTTCTCCAACTATTTGTATTGCTTCTGTATCTGCATTGTCTAATCTAGTAGTAGTTATCTCTCCTTTACCTGCTCTGTTTTCTCCATGGTTTCCCGGAACTCCACCTAAATAAATGTTTTCAGCTAGTGGTAAAAATGCGTCTAAGATTTCTAAAATCATAACTCTTGTTAAATGTTCTTGTTCTGTTTTAGATAACTCAATATTAAATGGTTGATGTGCGTAGAAGCCAAAACAGTTTTCAATTAAATCTCCAAGTCCAATCAAGTAAATATCTTTGACTTCTATATTGTTTCTTGCTAAATCTTTTATCTGTTGTTTTCCATTAATGATTCCACGTCTTATTAATTTAACAGTTTCTATGCTACCTAAGTCTTTCTTTCCTAACTGCCAATCACTCATAAAGAAAAAAAAGCTAGTATCTCCACCTGTTTTATGTTTAATTGGTTTCTTGTTTCTGATTTCTTTCTGTAACTGTTCAAAGTATTTATCGTGATTAGGATTTTTTCTTTTAATAATTGCTTTGAATGCGTACATATCAACAATGCTTCCACCTTTTTTTTGTGCATTCCATGTTGAAAACTTAACTGTATCTTGGTCTATGTAAAATTCATCAGGATTAAATCCCCAATCTTTTAGTAAGGTATTGTACTTAAATGTATTCGACTCTGCTTGTACGTGTGTAATCTCTCCTAGTTTTGTTGATTCATCAAAAGAAACATTAGGTTGCCAACCACTAGGATAAAAGTTGTTGCCTAGTTCTTCGTTGTGTGCAACGTCTTGCCTTTTATTTATTAAAGACTTTGCGTCTTTTTCTTTCATGTAATTAGTTTAGTGCTGTAAAAATTAATGTTGTATGTTTTACATTAAAACTGTAATAAGTGTTGCTATTGATATTCCTGCAATAATCCAACCATAGATTTCTGCTCTAGTTGGTCTTGTGTTTATTTCATGTTGTAAATTGTCTAGTTTGTTTAAAATTTTTTCAATGTCTTTCATTACCATATTTATCATCTCCTTTTGTGAATAGTTTTCTTTTTCTGTCATCATTAGTTTTCCTTACAATGTTCACTTCCATATTCACAATTACAGATTTGTACGAAAGAGCCGTCCTCATTTTGTTTTACATTACACATTATCCACCTAGCTTAAATAATAAATCAGTAAAGTTCGCTTCTAGCATATCTAATTCCTGATTCATTTCTATTACCATATCATCACATGATTTTTGATGTATCTTAATATCTTCTATTGAATTAAATGCCCAACCAAATGCACCTATTAAAGCACTAATCATTACAGGGATTAATTTATTTATATCTATTTTCACGCAGACTATCCTTTGTTACTAGGTGTCCACTCCTCTAAGCCATTTTGTATTGCAGTAACACCTGCGACAAGTCCTGCAATCAATGCATTATGTAAAACATCAACTTCAATCATGCCTGTACCACTAGCAACTAGAACACCTAAAAATGCTTGTATAAAAGTACGCAGTGTTCTGATTCCTACTTTTGTTGCCCAACTTTTCCAATCGGTCATATTATATTCCTATCTTCTAAACTAGCTTGAATATCTATTAGTGTTCCGTTGATTTCAGCTAATTTTTTCCAAACTTTTTGACCATTTATATAATCTGGTCCACTCTTATTAGATAGTACACCATTTAATCCTTTTTTCAATTCAGCTAAGTCAATGATTTCTATAGTAACTTTTTCATTATTTAACAATGCACTTGCTATTAAAGGATAGATTCTTTTATATGCTTGTGTAGATTTTCCAATAAATCCGTCAGGCATTAATTCATTATTTTCTTGACTATCTCCAACTAAAATACAACCTGCTGTATGTTCATCTGTGTTTCCACAATGAATAAGTATGTACTCAAAGTCAGGAACATTTTGTAGTTCTAGCATTCCATGATGTATTGCTTTAAACCTACTGCTGTATCTATTATGGAAGCCACCTGTTTTTCTAAATGCTATCTCATAAATACCTAAAGGAATAGCAGTTTCTGCTTTAACTTTTATTTTTCTTTGTTCATCTTCTAACGTGTAACAAGCAAACTTATCATCTATATAAAGTATTCCATTTGTAGAATCTCTTTGACTAGATATTCTAATCAGCTTTAATTTCATTATGCAGGTTTTGGATTATCAGCTTTAACTTGTGCTATGTGGTCTGCCCAAGTGGTTGTTCCATTAACAGAATCCCAATATTGCATATCAAGTTGGTCTGCTATTGAACCATAAGCCTCTTGCCTAGCTTGGATATAACCAAACTGTTGGTCATTCCACATAGAATTAGCTTTATCAATAATTGCTTGGTCATAATCAGCTTGTGAAAATTCCAATCTCTCATTATTAACTTGCTTGTACATTGGTTT